CGCCCTGGCTCTCGCCTCGGCGGCCGAATCTGGAAGGACCGCTCCAGCGTCAACAAGGCAGGCGAGCAGAAAGCGCAACGTGACATGTCACGTGCCCTCGGCGAGATGGAAGACATCCAGAAGGAAATCGACCGGAGGGCCAATGCGCAAGCAGCACGGGCCTGATTTGAAGCGGCGCCAGGTGCCGATCACCCGGTGCCCTGACTGCCGGGGCCGGGGCGTGACCGCGGGCCTGTTCCATGAGCTGCCGTGTGCCAGCTGCAACGCCACCGGCTGGGTCGATCACGCCACCGGCCAGGCGCTGCCCCTGGAAGAGATCGTCTTCACCCTGAACCACCGCCTGCTGCATCTGGAACAGCAGCTGGTCACCCTGCAGCGGACGCAGCCGACCCAGGAGAACAACCGCCGCGGCGCCGGCTTCTCGCACTTCACCGGAGACTGACCATGCAGAGTTTCAGCAGTAGCAAGGTATCCACCCTGGTCCGCATCCTCCTCGCCGGTAGCGAGGGCAAGACCGCATCCGCCGCCTGGGTAGATGCTGACCAGGACGGAAGAGGGGGCTTCGGCGGCCTATCGCGCCAGGAGCGCTTCGAGCTGGACTGCGAATACCGGGCCTTCCTGCGCAAGCACCTGAAGGAGCGGCACTGGGATGCGCTGATCGCTCGCTACACCATCGAGCCGGCCGACCGCGCCCCTGCCATCAAGCGCCTGGCCCGGATCATCGCCACCCCGGCTCACGACCACTTCAAGTCCTACGCCGTCCTGGCCTGGGCCATGCCCCAGCGCGCCGGTGTCGAGGGCAAGCGCTCCACCATCGTGCTGCGCGAGAACATCTACGACATGGCGCGCTGGGACAACAACCAGGGCACCTCCGAGCGCACCATGCGGCGCTGGAGGGGCTATATCCACGAGATGCTAAACGAGGCCCTGGATTTGGCGATTGCTGCTGCAATTCACCTGCTGGAGGGTCAGGAATTGTTCGAAAGAGAAGTTGCTTGACAGGATTGGCCGTTTGGCCGAACATTTCCCTATCTTGCCGATCCTGCGAATGATGAAGATGCAGCGGCACACAAGCCCAGCCACCGTGCTGGGCTTTTTCATTTCCGAGAGGACCAAGCCAGTGGAGAAGCTTCTGGACTGGGCGTTGGTCGGCTTCCTCGGGATGCTGGGTGGACTCGCCAGCCTGTTCTACCCCGGCGCCACATCCATGCGCTTCGACTGGCGAACCTTCGTCGGCAAGCTGGTGGTGGCGTTCTTCGTGGGCAAGGTGGCCGGTGAGTTCATCGATGTCTCCAACCAGTACCGGGCCGGCATCATCATGCTGCTGGGCTTCTTCGCTTACCCGGTGCTCGGGGTGCTGGAGGTCAAGGTCAAGTCTGCTGTGGAGCGCTTCAGCCCCGGAGGCCCCTGATGTTCATCGTTTCGATAATCGCCCTTGTGGCATATGCCTTGGTCATTGGCCGCTGCGCTGTCTTCCTTTCCCTGGGAGGCCGCTTCCGCCAAGACGATCACGCCGAGATCGCCTTCCTGATGGTCTCGACCGTCCTGCTGATGCTCGGCCACATCCAGCTCTGGTTCGCCGAGCCTTGGAAGATGGTCAACAACAGCGATGGCAGCGCCCTGGTGGTGGGTCATTCGGTCTTCATCGCCGGCTACATCTTCCACCGCGTAGGCTCACTGATCGTCGGCCGAGACCGCCGGGTGTCCGAGCGCCGGCAGCAGGCCAGGCAGTGAAGCGGCTCAAGCAGACCGTCCACTACCTGATCGCCTGCGCCATTGTCTTCGTGCTCGGCTGCGGCATTGGGGTCGTGGGTCGGATCACGGATTGCCGTACCGACATGCGCACCATCCACGCGGCTGCGCCCGGCGACAGCGTAGGGCAGAAGCTCTACGAACTTGAGGTGACGGCCTGTGCACTGCCCGAGCAATGGGGCGGGCGCCAGGCTGCGCTGGAGGACTATCCGTGAACCAACAGCAGATCAAGCAGGCCCAGGCACTGTTCCACGAGCGCGACCGGTTGAAGAAGCTGTACGACGATGCCGGGCGTAAAGGTGCCTTCCGCGTCGCAATCTATGGAAGCGCCCAGGATAATGAGCTGGACGCTGCAGCACTGCGGCCCGTGCTCGACCTGATAAGCCAGCGGATCAAGCGTGTGGAAGGCGACCTTAAGCAACTGGGATGGGATGGCAGATGACCTCCGAACAATTCGCCTACTGGCTCCAGGGCTTCGTTGAGCTTAACTCCTCGATGGAGCAGCCCACGGCCGAGCAGTGGAAGGCCATCGGCCAGCACCTGCAGACGGTGTTCAGAAAGGTAACGCCGCCTGTGCAAGAGCAGCGTGGGCCGGTGATCGCATCACCCGCACTGCCAACCTATCCGCCATTCCCGATGAACCCCCGAGTTGGTGACATCGCATGGCCGGGTGGTATCGCCCCTGTCATCTGCTGAAACGTGAAATGTCACGAAACCCTATTCGAGCTAGAGCCATGACTGATCACTATCACCACCCTGGCGATGGTCGCGGTCGCCGCCGGGTATTCGTGAACGGCAATGAGGTATCTCGCGCAATCTGGGCCGACATCAAGCGCGGCGTGGTCTGCTACACGCCTGCACCGATGCGGCTGATGCGCAACCGTCGTGAGTTGTATACCCGCCTTCTTCGTGGCCAGGTCACAGTGGAGCCTATCAATGACTGAGCACCAGGAACTTATGGCCGCCCTGGCGCGCCAGACCCAGGCGATGCTGGAGCTGGCCGAGAGCAACAGGCTGTTGGCCGAGAGCAACCGCGAGATGGTGGATTACCTAGCCGACCAGCAGAGCGAAGACGCTGCGGATGAGGCGCCACGCCGTGACCTGGCAGGCAGGCCCATCTGATGGCGCTGCGACCCAACAAGCCATGCCGTGCTCGCGGCTGCAACGCGCTGACCCGCAATGCTGGTGGCTACTGCGACGAGCACGCTGACCAAGCCAAGGCCTGGGCCAACCGGCAAGGCTCTGGTCGTGGTGGTCGGCCCTGGCGCCGGATGCGTGAGCAGGTGCTGAAGCGTGATGGCTATCTCTGCCAGTGCGAGGACTGCAGGCGCCTGGGCCGTGTCAGGCCAGCGCATGAGGTCGACCACATCGTGGCCCTGGCCCAAGGCGGCAGCGATACCCCGGGCAACCTGGCGGCCATCAACCATGACTGCCATCGGGTCAAGACGCTGCGCGAGTCAGCAGCAGGCCGCCGGCCCAACTTGTAGCACGTCACAGCCCCTATATAGGCTCTGGCTATGGGTGGGGGTGGGTAGAAAGTCTGTGGCTATAGGGTCGGACACCGTCCGCCCCATCAATTTTTCACGCCCGCGAAATTAAAAATTCAGGAGTAGCGCCATGGGCGGCACAGCGGCGGTCGCTGGCCGAGGTCGCAAGCCCAAGCCCACGGCCAAGAAACAGCTCGCCGGCAACCCCGGCAAGCGGGCCTTGAACAAGGCCGAACCCCAGTTTTCCACTGTCACCAACGTCGATCCGCCTGAGTGGCTGAACGACCGAGCGGCTGACATGTGGAAGATGATCATTCCCGAGTTGCTGCGCGAGAACGTGCTGGCGCTCACCGACCTGCACAACGTCGAGGCCTTCTGCACGGCCTATGGCAACTGGCGCCTGGCGCAGGAATCGATCAACACCCACGGCATCGTGGTGGAGGGCGCCCAGGGCGGCCCGATGAAGAACCCGGCCCTGACCGCTGCCAACGAAACGATGCGCCAGATGGTGACCTTCGGCTCACTGCTCGGGCTCGACCCGGCCAGCCGGACGCGCCTGATCGGCGGCAACAAGCAGAAATCCACCAACGAGTTCGCTTCCCTCCTGAGTTCCTGATGGCCAAGACCCCCACGCCCAACGTCGACAAGGCGATGGCGTGGGCGCGGGCCGTCCTGAAGGGTAGGGTGCCGGCGTGCCGGTTCATCCACCTGGCGATCCAGCGGCACTTCGACGACGTTGCCGAGAGCCGCGGCAAGGGCTTCCCCTACAAATTCGACGCTGCCCAGGCGGAGAAGAAGCTGCGCCTGGTGCAGCTGATGCCTCACACCAAGGGCGAGTGGGCGTTCAAGCGCCAGCTCATCACCCTGGAGCCCTGGCAGCTGTTCGGCATGGCCTGTACCTTCGGCTGGCTGCGCAAGAAGGACGGCTACCGGCGCTTCCGCGAGAGCTATTGGGAGGTGCCGCGCAAGAACGGAAAGTCGGTGATCGCCGCCGGCGTCGGGATCAGCATGTTCGTCGCTGACAACGAGTTCGGCGCCGAGGTGTACAGCGGCGCCACCACCGAGAAGCAGGCCTGGGAGGTCTTCCGCCCGGCCCGACTGATGGTGAAGCGATCGCCAATGCTGATCGAGGCGGCCGGAATCGAGGTGAACGCCTCGAACATGAACGTGCCGGCGCAGGGCTCGCGCTTCGAACCCCTGATCGGCAACCCCGGCGACGGCGCTTCGCCAAGCTGCGCGATCATTGACGAATTTCACGAGCACGACAGCTCGGCCCAGTACGACACCATGCTGACCGGCATGGGCGCTCGCCGGCAGCCGCTGATGTTCATCATCACCACGGCAGGCGCCAACATCGAGGGGCCTTGCTACGACAAGCGCCGCCAGTCCATCGAGATGCTGGAAGGCTCGGTGCCTGATCCGGAGCTGTTCGCCTGGATCTGGACGCTGGATGAGGGCGACGACTGGACCGACCCGAAGAACCTCGCCAAGGCCAACCCCTGCATGGGGGTGTCGGTCTATCAGGAGTACCTGGAGAGCCAGCTGGCCCGGGCAATCCGGTCGGCGCGCTTCACCAACACCTTCAAGACGAAGCACCTGAACCTCTGGGTCAGCGCGAAGGCAGGCTTCTTCAACGTCGAGAACTGGAAGGCCTGCGAGGACACGACCCTCAGCCTGGAGCAGTTCGAGGGGCAGGAATGCGTTCTGGCGTTCGACTTGGCGCGCAAGCTGGACATGAACTCCATGGCGCGGCTGTTCTGGCGCGTCATTGATGGCCGAACCCACTACTACAGCGTTGCCCCGGGCTTCTGGGTGCCGGAAGACACGGCGTTCAACGACGACAACAAGCGGATGGCCGAACGCTTCCAGGCCTGGATCAACACCGGCCACCTGCAGGTCACGCCCGGCGCCGAGATCGACTATCGGGAGATCCTGGAGGATGCCAAGGAGGCCAACACGGTCTCGCCAGTCAGCGAAAGCCCCATTGACCCGCACGGCGCAACGAACCTGAGCCACCAGCTGGACGACGAGGGCCTGACCCCCGTCACCACGGTGCAGAACTACACCAACATGTCGGACCCGATGAAGGAGCTGGAAGCGGCTATTCAGTCGGGCCGGTTCCACCACGACGGCAACCCGATCATGACCTGGTGTATCGCCAACGTGATCGGCAAGAACCTGCCAGGCAACGACGACATCGTGCGGCCGATCAAGCAGGGCAACGACAACAAGATTGACGGCGCGGTGGCGCTGATCATGGGTGTCGGCAGTGTGATGCGCCTCGTGGCCAACGGCTCCGGCGGCTTCGACGACTTCTTCAGCAACCCGATCGTGATCGGGTAACAGGACACGACATGCACAAGGGCCTCCTCATCTTCCTGCTGGCGGCCGCGGCGGGCCTGTGCCTGATCGTCGGCGGTGTCTACGTGCTGACCGGCGTGGGCTATTCCCTGCTGGCTGGTGGCGTAGCGCTGCTGCTGGTCGCGGGCTTCATTCGCAAGGGGCTGATCGGTGAATAAATCCCTGACCCAGGTGCTGGGCCAGGCCATGGTGCGCTCGGCGGAGCCAGGCTTCGCCAAGTCCTCACTGGCCGGCTGGATCGGCCGCAAGATCGGCCTCGGCGATGGCAACTTCTGGAGCACCTACTACGGCGCCGACTCGGCCTCGGGCAAAGTGGTCAGCCAGCAGACGGCTCTGCAGCTGTCGACGGTCTGGTCCTGCGTCCGGCTGATCGCCGAGACCCTGGCCACCCTGCCCATCGCTCTCTACGAAAGGCAGGACGGGGTTCCGGTGGTGGCCGAGAGTCACCCGGTCCATTTCGTCATCAGCCAGCAGCCCAATGCCGACCAGACCCCCGTGGAGTTCTGGGAGAACATGGCGGCCAGCCTTCTGCTCCAGGGCAACGCCTTCGGCGAGCCCACCTTTTCTCGCCGCGACCTCAGCAGCGTGGAGTTCCTGCTACCACAGAGCGTGAGCCCGCCGCGCCGGCTGGCAAACGGATCCATCGAGTACCGTTACACCGACAGCGCCGGGAAGTCTCACACCTTCACCGACGAAACGATCTGGCACACCCGGGCCTTCGGCACCGACCCGCTGTGCGGCCTCCCGCCGCTGGCAATCGGCCGCAATGTCCTGGGCGCTGCGATGGCTGCGGATGAGTCGGCCGCCAAGATGTTCGCCAACGGCATGAAGTTGGGCGGCGTGCTCTCCACCGAGCAGATCCTGAAGAAGGACCAGCGGGACGAGATCCGCGACGACATGGTCAAGCAGTTCGCTGGCGCGACGAACTCCGGCAAGACCATGGTCCTTGAGGCTGGCATGAAGTACCAGCAGGTCAGCATGACGCCGGAAGACGCGCAGATGCTGCAGACCCGGGCGTTCAACGTCGAGGAGATCTGCCGCTGGTTCCGCGTGCCGCCCTGGATGGTCGGCCACACCCAGAACTCCACCAGCTGGGGTACTGGGATGGAGCAGCAGATGATCGGCTTCCTGACCTTCACCCTTCTGCCCTGGATGAAGCGGATCGAGATGAGCGCCAACCGGCGCCTGCTCCGCCCGGAAGAGCGGCGCCGCTTCTTCGTCAAGTTCAACCCGGAAGGCCTGCTGCGCGCCGATAGCGCCGGCAGGGCCCAGTTCTACAGCTCCATGGTCCAGAACGGCATCTACACCCGGGACGACTGCCGCATCCGCGAGAACCTGGCGCCCATGGGCGGCAACGCGGCGGAGCTCACCGTTCAATCCAACATGCTGCCCATCGACAAGTTGGGCGAAGGCGCTGGCGATGCGCAGCAGGCGCGCTCTGCGCTGATGGACTGGCTCAACGATCAACCGAGGAACCGCGAATGAACCGCAAAGAGCGACCGATGCAGATTCGGTCATTCGACTTCGACGCCCAGGCCGTCAGCGATGACGGCCTTTTTTCTGGCTACGGCTCGGTGTTCGGCGTCATCGACAGCTACAACGAGGTGGTGGCCCCCGGCGCCTTCCTAGAGTCCATCGCGGACGCCAAGGCCAAGGGCCGGACCTTCCCGGTGCTCTGGCAGCACCGCACCGGCGAGCCCATCGGCTCCTGGAACATCGACAGCCTGAAAGAAGACGACCGTGGACTGTTCGGTGATGGCGAGCTGTGGTTGGAAGACGCGGCCTATGCTCGAGTGGCCTACCGCGGGATGAAATCCCGGGCCATCACCGGCCTGTCCATCGGCTACTACGTCCGCGAGTCCAACCGCGACGAGAAGACCGGGATCCGCACCCTGACCAAGCTGGATCTAGTGGAAATCTCCATCGTCACCGTGCCGGCCAACGACGAGGCCCGGACCGACGTCATCAAGTCGAAGCTGGCCCACGGCTCGCTGCCGACCCTCCCCGAATTTGAGCAGCTCCTGCGCGAGGCAGGCTTCTCGAAAACTCAGGCCGCCGTGATCGCCAATCGCGGCCTGAAGCACATGCTCCGGAGTGAGTCCGAGGGCGAACAGGCGGAACCCGTAATTGCCAAGGCGCTGCACGAGCAGCTGAGCCGCGGCCTTTCCCTCCCTTCGTTTTGAGGATTCACCATGTACAACGCCATGAGTAACGCCGCTCGCACCGAGCAACGCCAATTCGAACGCAAGGAGCGCGCCAGCGATCAGCTGGAGCTGAAGGACGTCATGTCCGCCCTGGACCAGCGCGACCAGGAGATCAAGGCTTTCGCCGAGAAGGCCAGCAAGGAAATCAAGGAACACGGCACCATCCTGGCCGACACCAAGACCATCTTGGATGGCCTGGTGAAAGATGGCCTGGCGCTGCAGGATCGTCTGCAGGACGTCGAGCAGAAATTGGGCCGTCGTTTCGCAGCCAATGACCCCCTCGGCGAAAAGTCGCTGGGCGAGCAGCTGACCGAGACCGAAGATTTCCAGGCCCTGACTACCCGCGGCCGCGGTATTGCCCGGCTGGGCGTCAAGGCGGTGGCCAATATCACCAGTCTCACCACCGGCACCGGTGGCGTCGGCGCTGGCATCCGCCCCGATCGCATTCCCGGCGTCATCGCGCCCCCGGAGCGCGTGCTGACCATCCGTGACCTGATCATGCCGGGTCGCACTGCCTCGAACGCCATCGAGTTCGTGCAGGAAACCGGCTTCCAGAACATGGCCGCGCCGCAGGCGGGCGAGGGCGCTGCCAAGGCCCAGTCGGATCTGGCCTTCACCCTGAAGAGCACGCCGGTTCGCACCATCGCCCACTGGTTCCGCGCTTCCAAGCAGGTGCTGTCCGACCTGCCGCTGCTGCAGAGCTACATCAACGGTCGCGCAATCTACGGGCTGAAATACGTCGAGGAAAACCAAATCCTCGCCGGCGACGGCACCGGCCAGAACCTGCTGGGCTTGATCCCCCAGGCGACCGCCTTCAACGAGTCGCTGCGCAAGACCAACGACACCTCCATCGATGTGCTGCGCCGCGCCATCCTCCAGGTGCGCATCGCTGAGTACCGTGCCACCGGCATCGTCCTCAACCCGAACGATTGGGCCGACATGGAGCTGCAGAAGGACACCACCGGCTCCTACATCTGGGTCAACGTCCAGGAAGGCGGCACCCCCCGCATGTGGAAGCTGCCGGTGGTCGACACCAACGCCATCCCCCAGGGCAAGTTCCTGGTCGGCGCGATGGACATGGGTGCCCAGCTGTTCGACCGCGAAGAGGCGGCGGTGGAAGTGTCGACCGAAGACGGCGACAACTTCCGCACCAACATGGTCACCATCCGGGCGGAAGAGCGTCTGGCCCTGGCCGTGTACCGCCCCGAGTCCTTCGTCTACGGCTCGCTGGCCAAGCCCGCTGCCTAACCCCCGAGGCGCGCCTGGGCAACCGGGCGCTGATCTGCGATGACCACGACCACCGTAAGCGTGAAGACCACCCGCGACTTCTACGACCAGGACAAGCGCGAGTGGGTGAATGCCGGCTCCGCGCTGGAAGTAGACCGTGCCCGTGCCGTCGACCTGCGCCAGAACGGCCTCATCGAAGAGTTCGAGGCGAAGGCCGCCGAGGAGCCGGAGAACAAGAAGGCTCCGACCCCGAAGAACAAGGCCGCCGGCAAGAGCGGTAGCGCCGAGGAGTAACCGATGTCCGTGATCAGCATAGCGATCGCCATGCAGCACCTGCTGGCCGAAGAAGAGGATCAGGCCCTGGTCCAGGCCATGCTGGATGCGGCCGAGGAATCGGCCAGCCAGTACATGCAGCGGCGGTTCTATGCCGATCAGGCCTCGCTGGACGCCGCCCAGGCCGAAGTGCCGGCGGCGATCAGCTCTACCCGCATCCGCTACGAACAGGCCGTGGCTGCCGCTGACGTGGTGGTGGATATAGAAGACCGCCGGGGTGCGCTTGATCGTGCCGCCCAGGCGTTCGCCGATGCCCGGACCGAAGTCGAGATGAAGGCTCGCGGCATCGTCATCAACAGCGCAATTCAGGCCGCGTGCCTGCTGATCCTCGGCCACCTTTTCGCCAACCGAGAGGACGTGGCCACCGGGGTGACCGTCGCCGAGATCCCCATGGGCTCCCGGCACCTGCTGGCGCCGTACCGCACCGGGATGGGTGTGTGATGCGCGCCGGCCAGCTCCGGCAGCGCGTGATGCTGCAGCGCAACGGGCGCCACCAGGACCCGGACACAGGCGAGATGATCAGCGGCTGGTCGAACCTGACCACCAACCCCATCCCGTGCTCCGTCGAGCCGGTGAGCGGCCGCGAGTTCATCGCCGGCCAGTCCACCCAGAACGAGGTGACGGCCCGCATCGTCATCCGGTACCGCGCCGGCGTCACCGCTGCCATGCGCGCAGTGCACCGCGGTGTCACCTACAACATCGAGGCAGTCCTGCCTGACCCCAGGTCTGGGCGGGAGTACCTCACCCTGATGGTTTCCGGCGGACTCGACGAGGGCTGACCATGATCACCTTCACCCTCAAAGGCGTGGACGATGCGATCGAGCGCCTGACCCAGCTGCCGGAGAAGGTCCAGCGCTCTTCAGTGCGCCGGGCCGCGCGGGCCGCGATGAAGATCGTCCGCGACGAGGCGGTCGACCGAGCCAACCAGCAGGATGATCCCGAAACGCCGATGAACATCGCTGACTTCATCGTGATCCGCGAGGGCACGATCAAGGGGCGGCGCGAGGGCGGCATCGTCATGCGCGTCGGCGTCATGGGTGGCGCCCGCTACGACAAGAACTCGCCGAACCCGACCTACTGGCGCTTCGTCGAGCTGGGCACCGAACGCTCCAGGGCCCGGCCATTCATGCGGCCGGCGCTGGACAACAACGTGCCGGACGTCATCCAGACCTTCATCGATGTGCTCGACGACGAGCTGAACAAGGAGCTGGTCTGATGTTTCCCCCTTTGTTCAAGGCTGCGGCGGCATCCGCCGAGGTCAAGGCGCTGCTGGGCAGTGATCCTGTTCGGGTCTATCCCTTCGGCGAGGCCGAGGAGGGCACCGCGCTGCCGTATGCCGCCTGGCAGGTCATCAGCGGCAGCCCTGAGAACTACCTGTCCGGCAAGCCGGACGTGGATGGATTCCGCACCCAGGTGGACGTCTACGGCGCCACCGCTGCCAGCACCCGGGCCGCTGCTACCGCTCTGCGCGATGCGCTGGAGGGTGTTGCCTACCTGGTGGCCTACAACGGCGAGAACCGCGACCGCGACACCAAGAATTACCGGGTCAGCTTCGACATCGAGTGGACTGTGCTCCGCTGACCTTTCACCGATTACCCCTCGACCCGCTCCGGCGGGTTTTTTCATGCCCGCAGGAGACGCTCCATGTCCATCAAGACCCAAGGAACCCAGGTCTATGTCCTGGTCCCGCCCGCCAGCGGCACCGGCGCCTACACAGTGCTTGAGATCGAAGGCCTGACCGCCTTCAACCCCGGTGGCTCGCCGGCCGATCAGATCGACACCACCACCCTCAAGGACAAAGCCCGGACCTTCATGAAGGGTCTGCGCACCCCGGGCAG